GTGATCTTGTGTAGCGATAGTTACAACATCGAAAACTTTGGGTTCTGGTAAATCTATTTCTTTGATCAATACTTCTTTTCGGGGAGAGGATATAACCTCTGCCGTGGGGTCTTGCTCTGCAAATAAAATAATTGCAACAACAGACGATTCCTCTACAGTGGAGGAAACACTTCCTGTCCCAAAATCATAAGATTGTGAAGTAGTTGTTTTCAAAGTAACAGTTTCAGCCAGATCACCAACTTTAGCGAATGCTGTTTCAACTGCGCTAGTAATCTTTGCACGTAGTGACATAATTACCAACCTCGCCAGTATTTAGATCCTTGATTCTTTAGCATTCTCTCTACTATCTTCCTGATAGTCCTAGGAAAAGCAGCAGCGTCTACTACTTCTGTTAAGGCGATAGAACCGACCTTAATGTTAGTAACAGACCCTGTTCTGTCTAGGAGGCCATTGTTATTTACTAAGTGGTAAGCTAACTCGTAAGTTGCTCTACGAAGTAGACGTATATCTCTTGCAAGACCTACTTCTGCTTCATTGTTACCATCGGTAAACGTATAGCTAGAGAATTGAACTCGAACGCCTCGACTGGGGTCTCGAAAGCTCCCAATACGAGGGAACGAGAGAGCTTGACTATCAGCCCTTACTTGACCTTCCCAATGGAGTTCGTCAAGCAAGTGTGTGGCTGTAACCAAACTCTGCTCTTTTAGTTCTTCACCCGCTTCTACCCATGCAGAAACGTCCACACGATCATCGAAGTAACTGTCGGCTTCACTCAGAGTTACATAAGAATTCTGACCTTTAACTAATGCCATAAGTTACTCCTAGATTGTTTAAGCGTGGAAGATTGGCAGGATACCAAGGTTAAGAAGGTCAGCTTTACGGACCCAAGCAGGAGTAGCGGCAGAACCGGCCAATGCTGCGTTAGTGGCGAAAGCAGTATCAGTACCACCGAAAGAGTATCCACGTGGGTGCATAACGTATCCCCAACGGTACCAAGCAGTAGTTCGGCCAGCACCCATGCCTACGTTCTCATTGCGGTCAACAGCAACGGGATTAGGAACAGATACAGGTGACATGAATACTGAGCTAGGAAGCATCATGAAAGATGTCTTAGCAGAAGTGATTTCAGTTGTGCCAGAAAGAGCAGCGTGAGTAATAGCGCCCATGCTTGCGCCGAAGTTGCGAGATACGATTACTCGTACAACACCACCGAGAAGAGTTTCGAAAGAGATGTTTCCGTCAGTTACTCGCTCGTCGTCAACCAAGTTGGCAACTTTAATGTCGAGGTAAACTTCAGGAGAAACAACCATGTATACGAAGTCAGGAGCGTAGTCGGACCATGCACCCATAGCGCGGATGATGTGCTCAACACGACGACCGGGAGAGGCTTGGCTCAAGTCAACAAGACCTTCGAGGCTAGAACCAGTTCCGATAGTGTCAGAAGAAGCAGCAACGTAAGCGAATGCCTTAGCAGGATCAGCGTCAACACTGTTACCGGCAAATGCGTCTGAGTACAAAGTAGGTGCCAAGTCGTTAGCAGTCTTCAGTTCAGCGTTCATTACGCCAGACAGACATGCTCTCAGAGCCTGATCTTCGTCTTCAGCACGAGTTTCAGAGAAGTCACGAGCGATCTTTTCAAGTCCGGCTTCGCCAGAAATGATGCTTTGGATCATGTACTCGTTAGCGCCGTGAGTTCGGACAGTCTTGATGTAAGTCTGAACTTCAGTGCTGATGTTAGTAGTCTTACCGTAGTCTTCGTCTTGGCTTGCAACGTTAACAACAGCGTTTGAGCTACCTGCGACATCTTCAGAAGAACCGCCAGTTGCGCCAACAGCGTAATTACCGAGAGGCTTGTAGAATCTTACCTGACCGATGAAGTCTTCACCGTCAGCTTTGATTTGTGCGTCAGAACCGACTAGCTCAGTGCCAACCAATTTCTTTGCGCGAGTGTACATCTCATCTGTGTAAGCAGAGATAGCTTTGTTAAGAGTGCTGAATGCACTTGAAGAAATAGCCATTTTAATGGTCTCCAAAAATATTATTTAAAAGTAAAGTTAGTAGTTAAGTTCTTATAACCACTTCTGTCCATCGTCTAATGCACCGCTTGCGGCAGCTGACATTATTTCGTCAATAGACATTTCTGATAGTGGTTTGTTAGAGTCAAAACCTCCAGTTGGGGCTTGAGAAGCTTGTGTTCCGGCTCCAGAGGATTGGCGAGGTTTGAACAAAAACTCTTTGTCCTCATCCTTACGGAAAGAATCGATATAGTCTTTAACAGAAGCACCTGTTCGGTGAACCCACAGACCGTTTTCGTCTTGTATCAGCTGAGAGACAACATCTTTATAAGCAAAGTCAGCCGCAGTATCATTGCGGAAGTCCATACCTTTCAGAGCATCTCGAACTACGTTATCACGAGTCAATTCAGTAATCTGACGATCTCGTTCACCTAGTCTAGCAGTCAATTCGGCGAGTTTTAGGTCAGCAGCTTCTTTGTGCTTGCCATCATCTTCGAGTCGCTTGATTTCATGCTCTTTCTTCTCTTCTTCAAATGCAACTGCCTTTTTGACAGCTTCATCTCTAGCAGAGTAAGCATTATTCAATTTCTCTTTGATGCCAGCAAGTTCTTCAGCAACTCTAGCTTCGATGATCTTAGAGACCTCTTCCGCTTGAGAAACTTCAGTTTGAGCAGCTTCTTCGTTTACACTATTTTCGTTTTCTATAGACATTATATTTTCCTTCGGTCACAGACCAGTAAAATTAAACAAGCATCACAGATACCTGTAGTAAGAGTTCTTTGGCCCTTATGGACCGATCCCGTAAAAATCCCAACCTTCTGGGATATCTGCTAGGATATCTTTGGCGGTTATGCCGTTTTGGGGGTTTAGTAGGCCTTCAGCTTCTGCTCTCGCAACTAGCTTCCGGTACGACTCATCAGAGAGTCCTCTTTTCCTCATTTCCTTGAGGGTGTTTAAGAGTGTGTCTCCTTCTACTGCTTTAGCATACATATCGCGTAATGCGAATTTAGCTTTTACAGAGTCAGAGATGTTAGTAAAGAATCCATCGTGAATAGTAGCGGTATTAACGCCATTCTTTTTACCCCACAGATGGAACCATCTAACGATCGTGGCATCATTCATATGATTACCATTTACTCCCAAACCACTACGAGCACCGATTATAGATTGCTTTCCAATAAACTTACTATCGGTAATGGTGTCCTCATAGATATTCGATACTTTCCTACCAGTCACTGGATCAATAAACTCGATCCTTTCTTGAACAGTGGGACGGTACCGCTGAATTAAAACCTTTCCATCCATCGTAACCCAAGGAATATCTACTTCCTGTGATTCCGTGATATAGATTCTCGCAACGTCTTTCCAGAAACCTACGAACTTTTCTGTAACAGGGGCAATGTCTTTCAAATGCCCACTCATTATTTCAGCAACTTGTCTGAACTGATTCGGTCCAATCAAGCCACCTTTAACGTTGGTCAGCTTTCTTACAAACTGCTCGGAGTCGGGGTGCAAATCTGCTGCTTGAGCAATAAGCTTATTCCCTATCGGAGCGTTGTTGTTAATAGCGTAATTTATCTCTTTCTTAAGCTCTTTCAGACTTTCTGTCACAGACAGGGCATTGTCATTCTTAGCTTTATTAATTTGCATGTCAATTTCTTTATTAAACTGACGAAGCTCTTGAGATGATATTACGGTGTAATCTTTCTTAGCCAGTGCTTTTGCAAGTTTAGATTCAATAGCAGCTGCCTGTGTTGCCTGTCCCGCACCATAGAAGGATACCATCGATTGCCCTTTAGCTGCTTTAGCTAGGTCGCCAAATGCAATATCGGTTCCAATCGGGTTAATCTTTCTGAACGCAGGGTCAGACATAGTTCTTTCAGCAACAAGGTCATAAAGACGATTCTTTCTGTCCGTTGCTACTACATTTGAGGCATTAGCAAGAGCGCGGTCTCTAGTGGACAAAGCAATAAGCTGTGCTCCAGAAGCGGACGCGTCATTCTCGTTTCCTAGTTTAGTTCGGTAAGTTTGTAGTTTAGCGGTATTACTAAAGTCGCCATCTACATGCTTATGGATACGATGGTACTCCAATGCAAATCTAGCTAGCTTGGGGAGCTCTTCTGCTTCTATTCCTTGCACCATTGGGTGTTGTAGGAATTCCCTAAGTCTACGCTGTCTCTGTGTTGGGTTACTAATCATTTCTCCTAACTCTAAGAAGCCTTTTTCATTCTTATAAAAAGAGTCCAGACGTCCTCTGTTAGACAAAACACTAAATGCTTCTCCAACCAGAGTACCCATCTGTATACGAAGTTCCTCAAGTACTTCTTGATTTATTGCTTGAGATTTCGCTGTATTCAAAAATGGTCTTACGAATTCACCACCTGCGGGATGTAGGTAACCTTGGGTATAGACACGGCCTCTACCATCGATTTGCGCCCAATTCCTCCACGTAGTTTTATTTTCGTGATGCCATCTAATTGCTTGTAACATACCAGCGCCTTGTTCTCCACGCTGTAATAAAATCTTTCTAAAACCATTCAACTCATCAAATTTAGCTACCTGACCTCTAGGGTCTCGGAAGTGAGCGAGGTCATCAAAGAATCGACCGAAGTCTTGATCAATTTCCCACTCAAAATCCATTACATGATTCAGCATTTCTGAAAAGTCTTTATCTACCAAGTTCTGATCGTAGTTACCACTTGCTTTCCTTGTGATGACGCTAATGTTAGTCTTCTTTCCACGGGAGTCGAAGAACTTCTTTTCGCCTGCACGAACGTATAATCTATCTCGGTCATTAACGGTACCCATTCGTAGTGAGTAAGTTAATTCACGATTAGCACGTTGCAATTGGAGCATTCGTGGGTCTACAATTTGAACTTCACGAGAGATAGT